TACCCCCGGGAGGTAACGCTCCTCCGACTCTGCGTTATCAGCACAGTGTTATACTTTTTAACTAAAGGGGCATAAAATGCTTTGGGGTGCTATATGAGGATTGAACTCATACTTTCACGGTCACAACATGATGTGCAGACCACTACACTAATAGCACCACAAAATACTCTATGGTGGTAAGGGTGATGCTCGAAATCACACATTCATCCGTATGAAGGATGTCCTCTTCCTCTTAAGGTACCTTACCATTTAACAATTGCGACAATTCAAACTTTTTTTCTTTAATTGCCTTAATTTCTTTTTCTTTAACTATCGCTAAATTAGGAATACATTTCCATTTAACAAGATCACGATCTGTTTGATATCCTTTAATTTCTACATATAAATCAAATTCTTTCAAATAGAAATCAGGAAAGTATCTACGAACCGAGCCATCCCAATCATAAGTAAAATACGGAACTTTTTTAGTCCATTCAACTTGAATCGAATCCAACCACATCGCAAATTCTAGTTCCCATGAACTATGCATCCATTCATTTTTGTACAGTGTTTTTTTAGAACGACCGAATATATTCTTGGATAGATATGAATCTGGGTGATTATTCAAATTTCGTTGTGCTTGTATTTTCATCCACTCAGAATGTTCCCTACGCTTTTCATCGGTCCAAGTTCTAACAGCTAATTCTTTAAATTTATTCCTAGTTTCGTCTGAAATTACATAGTCAATACCCAAAGATTTTGCTTTTAAAAATTGATTTGATCTTTTTCTATTTTCTTGAATTTCTTTCTTCTCAAAAGGACTCTGTTGTCGTTCAGGATTACTCTTGCATAATCTTTGATGATTCCTCAATGAGTTTTCATTCTTACATTCTTTACCACAAAATTTACAAGTTAACATTTGGTAGTGCATCTTCTTCTATTATTTATGCCTTTTTAATAAAAGCACTACCACTTTGCTATACTTCCAATATATTGGAGTGGATGACAGGAGTCGAACCTGCATAAAACGGATTTGCAATCCGTTCCCTAGCCTTTCGGGTCACACCCACATAATTTTGGTGCTGATAACTGGATTCGAACCAGTGACCTCTTTCTTACCAAGAAAGTACACTTCCCCTGTGTTATATCAGCACATGAATATTTGGCATCCCGACTAGGACTCGAACCTAGACTAACGGTTTTGGAGACCGGTATGCTGCCATTACACTATCGAGATATTAGTTTGGAGGAAGATAACAGAATCGAACTGTCACCCATCACTGAGTGGACCGGATTTCAAGTCCAGTTAGGCTCCAAGCCATCTATCTTCCATTTTTATTTAGTAACATCATATATGTTGTTGAATATTTATGTTTGGTGCGCCCTGGAGGATTCGAACCTCCATGTATCCAACTAACCTTTCAACTGGTTCGTAGCCAGAGGGTATAAGGACGCTTTTAATTTTTTCATATAAAGTTTTTTTAATTGCTGAACCGATCCTAAAACTGGCAGAGGTAACTGGATTCGAACCAGTGATCACGATTTCAAAGACCGTTGCTTTAGGCCAAACTAAGCTATACCCCAACAAATTGCTATTCATTAATGTACTGAGTGCTGGTCTTAGCGTCAGGGGCTAAGGGCGTATTTTCTTCAATACACTAGTGAATAGCGTATTTCTACGCTATGCTAGAGCTATACCCTAGCCTGCTGTTTGTACTCTGATGTTATCGCCATCATTTCATCTAGCAGTCCGCCCGTTTACAACTTATTATAGTGTGTTGCGAGGGCCACGTTCCCTCATTTTAACACTGTTAATCAGTAAACCTATCAAGATATTTGATCTTTTCTAGAATTTTCTGATCCTTCAAAGCCCTCTGATATTTGTTATACATCAGATGCTTTACTTGATCCTCTGACAATGTATGATTCTTCAACCAATCTGGTTTGTCACAAGTTTCGAATCTTACATCATCTTTATATTTTTTGTCAACCCTTTTCATTTTCTATCCACTTAACGAAAAACCCTGAGACTTTTTAGTTTCTCAGGGTTCTTAGATGTTTAGATTACTAATAAATTTATTTGTAATCTGCTCCTTCTAGGAACCCTGACTTATACTCTGGGCGATCATTTTTAATGCTATTGCCACTGGCACAAATCGTAAATGTCGATAAAGCTTGCCACTGGCTAGACATAGGTGATCTTGTCTGCTTGGGCAGTGTGCTAAATTGATGATTTACCTTTGTTTTCATTTTCAATAAGTTTTCTATTCTGTTTTTTCAGTGCCTAGATTGCATTGTAGTTTATTTATCATATCTTGTCAATGACTTGTATTTTTAAATATACCCAATTGCAAACTAAGTGATCCTCTACTTTAACAAAGTTTGATTTTAATGTCAATCTTTGTTGTGTTGTATTTATACAACAAGCCAAAAAAAACATCATTTAAGGATAAATATCTAATAAATAGAATATAACAAGTATTAAAAATCTATGAAAACTATAAAAGTTGTATTTTATTCTCCGCCAGGTAACAGTGCTAACTATTCAGCATTAAATAATGAGAATATATTCGTAAATCCAACTCCATATTATTTGCATAGTTATTTCAAAGTAAATTATCCATTGTACAAAGATATGGTTCAGTGGGCACCTAGTATTATACATACTGCTACAAACCAAGAATTAATAAGTTATATCAAAGAACAAAATGCAAATATACTCTGTGTAAGCTTGTATTTATGGAATGTTAGAAGTATTTTTGATCAAATTAAGGCAGTTAAAGACTACTTTCAGGATTCAATCAAAATAGTAGCTGGAGGACCAAGTTGTGATGCTGTCAATCAAGACTGGTATACTAAATATCCTTTTATAGATCACTATGTCATTGGACAGGGGGAGAAAGCTTGGGCTAGTTTAGCACTAGACTTTATTGGCGCCCGTCAAATTTCTTCGGAAGATTCAAACATAGTTCATTTCATAAAAAATAAGGATGATATTAAATCTACTCAAACATCATACAACTATGAATTTGTTCGTGGTATTCATTTTAGCCCATATCGTGAATGTGAAGATTTAGTGGTAGAATTAATAGAATTTTATAAAACCAAACCAAATGTTAGTCTAGCCTGGATATATGAGACTAGTAGAGGTTGTCCGTTTCACTGTACATTCTGTGATTGGAATGGTGGGCAAAGTAATAAAACACAGAAGAGGAAAATAAATTTTTTAGACGATATTGATTTTATGGCCAAACATCAGATGTATAATTTATATCTAGCAGATGCTAATTTTGGTATGTGGGAAGATGATCTAGCTATAACTAAAAGAGTAATCGAACATAATCAAAATGGACATGAATTTAAATACTATCTTTATAACTTAAACAAAAATTTTAGTAACACTACTAAAGAAATATTAGAACTAATCATTAAGTATAAATTATCCCGCTGGTGGATAAAATTAAGCGCACAGGATGTTAATAAAGATGTACTTGATGCGATACACAGACCAGGAAGCTGGGAAGATCAGAAAAACTTTGCGCATTCAATGTATAGAAAATATAATGAATCACATGGATTAAAAAAGATTTATGTAGAAATTATAGTTGGGTTACCAGGACAATCACTAAAATCATATTTAGAAACATTAAATGAAATTTATAGTAATGGATTTGTACCTAGAAGTTACTCATTTCATATTTTAGTCAATGCTCCTGTAGCATATGATGCAGATTATAAAGAAAAATACAAAGTAGAAAGCGGAGTGGTATTTGATATCATTGATATGAAGCCAAAACAAAACTCAGTACTAGATGTTTATAATGCGAGTGACCCAGAGATAATGACTGAAATGGTTCTTTCTACTAGCACTGCCAGTGAACGAGATATCGTGACAATGATGGTGTTTGACCAATTATATCGAGCATTGTTAAGTAGAACTAAATGGCCGGCTTGGGGTTGGATAGATGTTAACTGGAAATATTTAAAAGCATTAATAGACAGATTAGTTGAAACTAATGATTTTAAAATTATTTTAGAAACAAGAATATCAAATTTTTCAAAATACAGAATAAACGCTATGGATAGTGCGAGTGGAAAAATTTTAGTTGGCTCGGCTGATATGCATAGTCTAGTAGCAAGAAATTGGGGTATAGTCGAAGACACTATGAAAGATTGTCCAGATAAAGAAAAATTTCTAGAGACATGGAGTGAATATAACTATGCTAAAGATTTCTTGAATTTTTGAAAATTGTTATTGTCTTTACCATACAAATATTATAATGAGATCAGTGACCAAAATCATAGGATCAGCAACATATACTATAAATCACTACGATGACGGAGAAGAATGTTATCATATAGTCAAAGAAGAGGCTGAGAAATATTGGGCTACTGCAGGAAAAAATAACAGTATTGAAAACTATCAGTTTGGTGAAGATGCTAAGCCTTGGTCACTTGGTCCTATGCTACTAAACAACGGCTTTGCTCATGGTTATTCTATACTGGCAGTCAATGACAAAGCCTGGGCCTTTGCAGGAGTTCGCAAACATACGGATGATATTGCATTGGTATTAGCAAGATTATTTTGTTTTTTTACTGTAAAACCCATGAGTTATGGTTTGTTGCTTCCATTTCACTTAGAGATTGCAAAAGAACATGGATACAAAAAAGCATGGACTACATTTAACTCATATAATGTACATCTATATAATACATGGATTGTTAAAGAATTCAATAGCAATAAAAAACACAAGCGAAATAATATAATGTATGAGGAAAACGATAGATTGATTTCTACTTCTAAATTTTTAGGTGAAGTAACACTTAACAACACCAAGCAAACTGTAATAGAGTGGTCTTTATGAATAATATTATTAGTTGTAAGAGTTAAGCTCTTGTACAAATGATATCTCTGGTATCTCTGTGTAGTCTGTTAAATCATTTTGACCGTGAGTATCAATAATTAAGTGCAATCTTGCCTCAGTTCCATTATTGTCAACCCAATGCTTTATTCCGCTATTAAAGAAATATACTGATCCATCTGCGGACATATGATACAAATAATCTCTATCACTTTTTTTAAAACCCATGACGACACCATTATTAGTAATTAATGGTATATGATATCTTACGATATAAGACGGGTCGTAATCAACATGTTGTTTGATAGAAAATCCTGAAGTCAAGTACGCTAAACGCACTCTTGTTACTTGACTTTTAAATTGGTTAAGTATATCTTCAAACGGACCAGTGACAAATTTGTTCCTGACTCCATAATTTAATTCGTCTGCTTCTGGTAGATATCTAGGATCATTAGGATCAAGTCGTTTAGTCCGTTCAAATATATTAGTACCATGCAGATTAACTTTACCACTTAATTTAGTTTCATCAAAATCAGTTAAGTACAGTTGCTTATACCTTTCACCTTCCATCACTTGTGCGTCTGTTTCAGTGAAAAAGTTAGTCTTGCAATATTCATTACTGATAAGAAAAGCCTGATGCTTACTATTTGCGCTATATTTGATATCGTTATATTTACTACCGTCTAATAGGTCATTATTTCTACAATGCTCTAAAATAGCATTTATATCAACTTTGATATTGTTTAATTTAGCAACTAGTGGTAATTGTTTTCTGTTTAGCATAATTGTATTTATAGTAGTATGGGTACTTTTAAATCTGTAAACCCCGGAGGAAAAATTCCGTCAGGTACACTAGAAAAATCATGATATTCTATACAAGTGCAGGTATCTTTACTAATAAGATATTCAATTCCATTTTTTTGGTTGTGGATCTTTTTATATGCAAAATTTTCACTAGCATTTTTTCTAATATCATCAATTTCTAGTTCAGTATCTTGGTCTCTTTTTGTATACAAAAAGTAACTATGCTTAATACTATGTGTATAATCGTATATAGTACTATTCAATACACAATCAGTTACTCCCATATATCCTTTAAGTGCATACTGTCTTGCAGGTAATGTTTCTTTGACTTCTTCTAGAAACTTACCGTCAGGTCGTGTTTTTTTATTAGTATACCACTCTTTAATATAAGTTCCGTCTATTGATCGTTTATGCACCCATACACTTGGCATAGCCAATGCAATACAATTGGGTTTTGAATGCCGCATTGCATCTTTGAATACTTCTTTAATTTGACCCTTATCATATAAACAATCTGTCATTCTTACATAATCTTCATATTCAGGTAACCAAAATGAGCAATAAAATATATTATCATTATAGTACCCTGAAGTAACTTTACAATTATCACTAAATTCTTTAGTAGTAGCTCGCATCTTATCTACCCATGTAGGATCTATATCAATATGAAATGGTATATCAGTATTTGGTCTAATATAAATCTGTGTGCGTTTTAATTTATATGTCATATTAACTCCGTTATAAACTGAATTCCTTCTGGTTGATATTTGATATCTTTGTATATTACCCCGTCAAACACAAACCAAACAAATACATGATTTTTGTAATTAATATAATGCGGGCTTCTAGAACCATCAAATCTTATACTAAAAATTTTATTATCCAATGGAACTTTGAAACTACCGTAGTTATAATTCTTGGCTTTGATTCTATCATAATCTAGGTACCATCGTGCGGGAAACAATTCCTCTTGACTAGTATAACAAAACTCAGGATTGTCATTACAATTTATATCAATGTACAATGGAATACCAAAACTCCAAACATTACATCTATCAGCATTTAACTTAGGATGTAAATGTTTTACTCCTAATTCTGCTCCTGTAACATTTGTGCTAAAAGTTAAAAAAGTAGTATGTACTGATTCAACATATTGTGAAATATATTCTTCTACCTTGTTAAACTTATCTTTCATTACATCGAATTTTGGATTATCGTTGAATAATATATCAAAACTTTCTATACCTGGAGTTTTGTTTGGTGCAAATCGTGTAGGATAACTTACAATATTTGGTTGCTCTGTGTTATCTAGTGCTAACCGGTTGATACGCTCAATATTTTTCTTATCACTTAGATATGCGGATCTTGGAGTAAATTCTTCAAATGCATTAATTAATTGTGGTTTGCTTACTTCAAACCATTCACGGTCAAATAAATCTCTGTTATAATCTTTGATCATAGTATTGCCTTTGTAGTGTTAACAATATGGTCGACTTCATTATCAGATAAATCATGTCTACATGGAATATGCAAAACTCTATCAAAATACTTATTAGTTGATTGTATATACTCCGATGCACCGGGGTAATTTCTAAACGCATCTAATAGATACATAGGTCTATGATTATAGTAGCTGCGAATCTTAGCATCTAATAAAGTTTTTTGTATTCTATTTCTATGTTCGGTATCTTTTGCAAGAAGCATATATGTCACATGATTTCCATTAACATAAAAGTCTGCATCATTATTTTTACCCAATTTATCATTATAATATAAACCAATCTGTGTTCTGCGTAGCAATTGTTCGTCAAATCGTTTTAGTTTTTCCGTGACAAGCATAGCACCCAATGCATGAAAGGGGAATTTTAGATCAGGTTCGGTTACATTGAACACTCCATAACCATATTGACCATCTAGATTTTCTAATCCGCAATATCGATGTCCCTTTATCCATTGAGTAGTTTCTTCATTACTAAAGATGACTCCGCCTTCACCTGCTGTCAGTGGTTTACCATAGCTAAAACTAATAATGCTTACATTTTCAGTATTACTGACGATGCAGTTACCGTTTTTATCTTTTACGCCATAAGCCGGGGCAGCATCTTCTATTATGTCTATTAACCCTTGCAATCGTTCAACATCATTATGTCTACTATTGATGTGGCAGGGAATTACAGCTTTTGGTTTTTTACCATAAAATTTAGTATCTAGTATTTCTAAGACACTATCAACATCCATTAAACCATGCTTGTCGGATCTACTATATATAGGTATTCCACCTGCTTTAATAATACTACTACCTATGCCAAAAAATGTGATGGGTGGCACAATTACAGGGTCATTATTTAGGTTCAAGTGTTTCAATGCTAAGTAAACACCGTTAGTACAACTATTGACTAGTGTAGCTGAACGGTTTGTTAACTTACTAAATTTTTTTTCTAGTTTGGGTATATGTCTGTTGTTGACTCCTCCCATTGTATCTAGTCTTTCAAAATATTTAGGCATTGCGGTCAATTCTTCTTTGATCTCACCGATGCTATAAATTTCTATCATGTTGTTTTAGTTTGTATTAATTTTATTATTTGATATCCAATGTCAATTTCATACCAACGCTCACCGATATTAGGTCTAGATTGAAATCTATGATGATTATTATGCCATCCTTCACCCCACATTAATAATCCTAAAATAGGATTATTAACACTATTATCAGGTACATTATATCTACGATACCCTAAGTATCTAGTATGACATACTGTATTGATTAAACTACCTGCATTCCACAAAAGAACAGCAGGTACAATATATAAAGTTAACACTGCCCAAACACCACCCATTAAAAATAATATCATAGCCCAAACTAAATTAATGTGCAAGTAATACTTGTGAAAAAATTGATGAGCTTTATAAGTTACTACGGGACTTTTTTTGATATTTACCGGACTAAACATTGATAAAAACTGAGAGCGAAAATAACCAAACATCATTGGACTATGAGGGTCGCCGTTTTTATCAGCATTTGCATGGTGTGAGCGATGTGCCGCTGTCCATGCAATAGAACTGCCAGTCAATCCTACTGTGGCACACAATGTTCCAAAATATTCAAAAAATTTATTTGTTTTGAAACTTCGATGAGTTAATAACCGATGGTATGTAATGCTCATTCCAATACAACCTGTAAAAAAATATACCAAAAAAACTAGTAGTATATCAGTTAAAGGAGGTAATGAAAGTATCCAAACTAACGCTAAGATATGTGCGATTAGTTGAATCAAAAAAAGATTTTTTGCAGTTAACATCATAATATTTATTATATACATTAACCACAAAGTTATAATTTTAAGTATATATTAAAAAGAGTCCTTAGACTCTTTTTGTTAAATTGCCACTTTGCCTATACTATGAATTACTGCTGCAATCCTACCAACCGCCATCAATTCTTGTGTAGTCATACCTTCTTTTTTGAGTAAGTCATAATGAGACTTTACACAAAAATGGCACTTACCAACAATACTTGCCGCTAGTGCATACATTTCAAATTTCTTTTTTGAAACGCCACCATGAGTAGCATATGCATTCATACGCAATCCTGCAGGAAGTCCTTTCATGCTACTGTCATCTGCCATTTCTACAAATGGATACCAAACATTGTTCATACCCATAAGAGCAGCCGCAGTTTTAGCAGCCTCTCGTTCTGCCTTTGCTTCGAACAAAGGCCCATTCATTTCTATTTCGTGTGCTAGTCTGCCGTTGCCAGCAGCAATTGCAGCAACATATGCACATGCATGAGTATCAATTTCGTCTAATCCGCTGCGATTTATAACAGCATCTAAATTAAGACGAATATCCTTTGCGTGATCAGGAATACTTTCTTTTACTTCATCAACCCAACTCATTTTTTTCTCCTTGTGTGTTGTGTTCAAATTGTTTTTTAAATATCATTTTGTTTTTTCTGCTAATTTTTTATATCCAGTATAAGTAGGGTGAACTCCATCATTACTAATATCTGTTTCAGGTCTATTGATAATGTTATCTCCGTATTCTTTAGCCACTTGTTCAACAACTTTGACCTGAAGGGGCTTCAGTTTGTTACTGGGCAACAGCCAAAACACTTTTTCAGCTTGTACTTTTGTTCTAAGTTTTCGAATGTTAGCTTCAGTATCAATTCCTTTATAATCGTTTGCACCTAAACTAATTATCAGTGTTTTAGTAGGTTTTAATTTGTCTAAATGCTGGGTATTCCAATCTTTAGAATTAATTCCACTTTTAGCAATAGCAGTGCATTCTTTGCGAATTTGGCTGACTCCTACAGCAATGCTATCTCCAATAATCATACATTCTAACATATCAATATTTCCCTGATGCCAATACAATTTGACAAATATGTTCTAATCGTTCAATATGTTCAAACGCACGCCATGGACTGGTGTCAATAGCAACAACACCATGACCTTTGATACCCACAATGTCGTAGGCAATATTACCGTAGTCATCTAGTTGCAAGTTTTCATGACAACGATCAGCAAGTTCTTGACTGATCGGTGGTACATCTGGGACATTGGGTGCTACTCGCGTATAACGACTAAGTTCAGGAAAATCATTGACAATAGTGCTTAGATCAATTCCGGCATGCATGGCCGCAACACAATAAGTTGGATGTAAATGAACTACAACTCTAACATCATTACTGTGCTGACCCATTGCTCTTTGTAACCCAAAATGTAGGGGAATCTCGCCTGAGGGCTTTAAGTTTTTACTGATATCAGTATAGTATTCTTCCTGCCATAGCAATCCATGAATACTAATCTTTTTAAATTGATCAGGCTGTAGTGTCTGCTTACGGACACCACTGGGTGTGATGTAAAAATGATCACGGTCGTGATGGCGAATTGAAACATTGCCATCACGACTGGTAATCCAGTTGCGTCTATATGCTTCAACCAATGTGTCGCAAATGGTTTCTAGCATTATACAGCCCTTAAAATAGATATCATTCGGGTGGCTAACTCACGAAACCATTGTTCATCATGACCACGAGTTGTTTCCGCGGCTACTCCGATACGCACACCCGATGTTTCAGCAAAGCTGCGTTTCTCACCCGGAACACCATTTTTATTAGCTATGATACCATTTTGTTCTAGACGGTCAGCATATTCACGACCACTAAGTCTTTCATTAGTCAAGTCTATAGTAAACATATGGCATTTAGTTCCACCACTTACTACATTAACACCTGATTGAATGAAAGCATCTGCCATTGCGTCAGCATTAATTCGTATCTGTTTAGCATATTGTTTAAACTCAGGCTGTAGTGCTTCGTAAAAACATTGTGCTTTACCTGCAATAATATGCATTAATGGTCCGCCTTGAGTACCAGGAAACACAGCACTGTTTATACGCTTGGTATGATCAGGATCATTCCATAATATTAATCCGCCCCTGGGGCCACGCAAGCCTTTGTGTGTTGTGGTAGTGACTACATCTGCGTGTGGGAACGGATTTGGATACTCACCGCCTACAATCAATCCTGAGTAATGAGCAATATCAGCTAATAGAATAGCACCTACACTGGCAGCAATTTCTTCAAACTTAGCCCAATCAATTACTTGACTATATGCACTGGCTCCAGCAATAACTAGTTTAGGTCTTGTTTCCCAAACTAACTGTGCTACTTTATCGTAGTCAATAAAACCATGTGAATTAACTCCATAGCTATGACTAAAAAACCAGCTACCACTGATATTAACTTTAGCACCATGACTCAAATGTCCTCCTGATGCTAAGTCCATCCCCACCACAGTGTCACCCATGTTCAAAAAAGCTTTGAGTACTGCTAAATTAGCATTAGCACCTGAATGTGGTTGTACATTAGCAAACTTGCAGCCGAACAACTTAGTAGCATACTCAATGGCAATGTTTTCAATTTCATCTACATTAGTGCAACCATTGTAATACCGACGACCCGGAAGGCCTTCGGCATACTTATTAGTCAGTATACTACCACATAGATCCATAACTGCTTGACTGGTATAGTTTTCGCTAGCAATTAGTTCAATTGTGTTAGTTTGTCTAATACTCTCATTGAGCAAAGCAATTTCAAGTCTTGGATCTATCATTGTATGCCTATTACAGTGTATCGCCACCTATTGGACGACTGCATGGGCATAGTTCACCAGTTTGTAATGCGTCAAGAATACGCAATGTTTCTTCTGGACTGCGACCAACATTCAAGTTGTTAACAGTTACATGTTGAATTTCATTATTTGGGTCAACAATAAATGTTGCACGGAGTGCAGCGCCTGCTGGCGCATAGAATACACCAAGTTGTTCAATCAAACTTACACCACCACGCTCTTCACCACTTTGATGACGGGCAGTATCAGCAAATTGAATGTGCTTAATCTTAGAAAGATCAGGGTGTGCTTTTTGCCATGCTAGTTTACAAAACTCGTTGTCTGTAGAACCAGTTAGCAATACTGCATCACGGTCAGCAAAGTCTTGGAATAACTTATCATATGCAACAATTTCAGTTGGGCATACAAATGTAAAGTCCTTTGGGTAATAGACAATTACTTTCCACTTACCTTGAAATGATTCTTCTGTGATAGTAAAGAAATCATCTTTACCTGGGTTGACGCCGGTAACGGCAAATTTTTCTAGTTTCTGTCCTACTGTTTTCATATTTTCTCCTTGTGTGTACAGTCTGTTTGAGTATAACATACTCATTAATATTTATACTACAAAAATGGTAATCAAGTATCTTCAGGTAACAAACCATTACTATGTTTGTCACTAATATGTTCCATATCTTGAAACAATCTTTTTTCTTGTGCTGTTAATTTATCTTTATGTGTCTTGCGTGGGTTGCCGCAAAGACCGCATTTAGGATTACCACAATCCATTGCGTGATGTTTTGCTAGACGATGAGGTTGTTTCGTTATTTTATCACCTGCACCATGTTGTTTGGCAATTTTAATTTGCCTTGCAACTGCAATATCTGTTTTATGTCTTCGTCTACTATTCAAAAATTTTGCTGTCTCATTGCTCATACTGTATCCCTTCATATGATTGAGTTGCTTATTTTGTGGATCGATGAATATTGTACTTTGATTGTTCTTTTAATTGATTAGAGATAGATTTACTAGCGGTTAAATTTTGTTGATTATACCAATGCTTTACTTTTGGTCCAGTCAATGACAAAACCTGATCTAGTAGTTTTTTACCTACACCCATATTTTTTAAATTTGCCATATTATATATTTTGTTGTTTAGATTTATAATCTTGTATTGCTGCTTTTATTGCATCTTCTGCGAGGATTGAGCAGTGGATTTTAACAGGTGGAAGAGCCAACTCTTTGGCGATATCAGAGTTTTTAATACTTCCCGCTTCGTCCAAAGTTTTTCCTTTGACCCATTCTGTGATAAGACTTGAGCTTGCGATTGCCGATCCACAACCGTATGTTTTAAATTTTGCATCTTCAATCAATCCATGTTCATTAACTTTGATTTGCAATCTTAGGACATCCCCACATGCCGGGGCTCCTACAAGACCAGTTCCCACATCTATATCATCTGGGTTCATTTTTCCAACATTGCGGGGGTTTTCATAATGATTAACAACTTGTGTACTGTAAGACATATGTTTATTTATTCATTATCTACTTCATCGATTACTATCCAACCTAATTTCAATAAATCTTCTCGGATTTCATCAGTAACTTCACTTTCACTAGCAAACTTAGTTTTCATGTAAAGATAATTTTCTTGTTCTTCTTTAGTAAGTTGATTATATTCTTCATCTGATAACTCGCCTCTTATTCCAGAACAATACCAATCCATATAATCTCCTCGTTCTCGCATATTAGCAACTATCCCCCCAGCACTACGCCAACTTGCACTCCAAGTCTTTTCTTGTAGTAATGGCCACACATCATTTTTAATAAAATCATTATTGCATATTGCAGCATATAGATTTTGTGCGTAATATTCATTTTCTTTTACTTTATCACAAATCCATTTAGTAGAACGAAGGTCATATTCCATGTTGTCTTTTTGCCATTCAGGATCTTGTTCTAGTTCTTTGCGTCGATCATGCAATGATTTAAAAAAATCAATCATGCCCTGTGCTTCTTCAATAGTCTTTTTACCTTCTTCGACTTGTTTTAGTTCACATTCAATTTGGAACGATCCTCGCTCCAGGCTACTTGCCATTTTAGTAGGATTATTCATATTACTCATTGGATTTGTTTTTAGATTGTTGGTTTGTTTTTGTTTTAGAATAAAACACATGCCCACCGATAGTAGCTACTTGCTTATATGGCCATAACGGATCTATATTTATACTATGGAAGAATAAAGTTGATTTAGGTACAACATCTTTGTGCTTTCCTAAAACCATGACTTCATATGCTACCTGTTCTGCAACTTTATAATTCCAATTATTCCTATTAGGCTCTGGTTTATTTTCACATACCCAACTAAATTGACAAATTATTCTATCATTGATTTTAGTTTTTTGATATACAACATTACATGGGTTGTTGGCGAAACCATATGCAACACGGTTCATTACCACTCTAGCAACTGCTGCTTGACCCAATAAACTTTCTCCACTAGCTTCATAAAAAATATTCTTTGCCATACATTTTAATTGCGCTAATTGTGAGGGCGGTAATTCATTGATTTTTGGCGGTGTAGGTACCACATGCTGATTTTCATCTATCTCTCTTGTTGTCAACAGTAAAACCAACACCAAGGATGCGGCAAAGAGTTTATTCAAAACACTCAAACTCATATTTGTCCTCCTGCTTAACTAAAAGCGTTTTTACAAGTTATCCCAGCAATCACAATTGCATCTAATAACTTCGTCAATTGCTTCGCTCACACTAGGTGTCGAAGGTAAGGTGATATCAGAAAAATAAACTGGGTCTAGTTCTGGTATTATATCAATATTTTCAGGATCTGCCAAGCTACCTGGGACAAGAACTTTGTTCTGTCTATATACTGAATCGTATGTATTAGTACTAGGGTTGTACACCCCATATCGTTCTGGCTCTATTAAATTGCCATTTTGATCAAGTTGTTTTAATACCGCGGGTATTGTTCCGGGTAAAACTCCATTTGCTACTAATTCTTTATTTTGTCTTTCGGTGAGAGTTTGGGAAATATTGTTATCTAATGGTACACCAATAATAGATAGTCTAGTCTGATTTCTAGTTTCTCGTAACATTCCCACTAATGACTGCCCACCAGCAGTTGATAAATCTACAATAGCCTCAAGTGTTTGTGCATACATATGAGGTCTGGTATCAGAAGCCATTGAAGGCAATGCATTCACAAAAGAAATCTGAGTATCGGGGAATTTTGTTAATGTACTATCTCTAGGAACTGGTACCGGAAACAATGCTGCTCCCCTAGCTTGTTGTTCTTTTGTTAACTGTGATCCTGTTATTTCCCATAAACTATTCAATTTTGTTGCTTTTTCAGAATTGTTGTTTTGTATATTTTGAATTTCTGTATTAGCTTCATCTATTAATAATTGAATAGCTGCTTCACCTGAAGGTGTAGATGGATCATTAGCTACTACCGCATTATATAAAGCTTCGTAAATTTGATATAAGCCCCTATTACCAGGTGAGCCTGCTTTATTAGTTTCTAACTCGTTTATAAGTGTTTTAATTTGTGTCCAGTCATATGGCAAACTGCTCATGCACCCAAAGAAGTCACTTAAAGTATATGTTCCGTTTGGTCCACTTCCTAAGGCAATCGCCGCTATAGCAGCATCTGTGCCAGATACATCTACTGGCACTGAAGTTCCATTGATATTAAGTTCCTTAGTAGTTTCTAATGTGCTTACTACTTGTGCAAATTTTTCTATAGGTATATTAGTTATATTTTTAATTTGCTGCATTGAAAAGCTAAATGCACCTGCGGCAGTAGCTATATCACTAGGTAATATACCATCTAAGTAAGATCCAAATCCCACTGCTGGTTGTTGAAATACTATATTTTGATCTGTAGCCATTATACTATTCCATTTGCAAACCAAACAGTTCTTAAGTATGTATCAAACGATATTTGCGCTGACCCACCAGTTATTGAAAAGTCTGGATTAATTTTTATTTCGTCTATTATCCCATTATATTTAGGACCATATATATATTCATTGTATTGGCGAACTATTTCTGCTTGCTTGATATCAGATAATCCTATGAATGCATTAATCACAGTGTCAGTAGGAGTAACAGATGCTATAGGAGGAGGACCTGCAGGGGTTATAGTTCCTATTTGATCTGCAACTGATGGTTGATTCAACTGAGAGTTGACCCCTTCATTAGTATAGATTAAATAATATGTTTTGCTATTTGTAGTAGTCTGTGTTAAATTATAAACAGGCACAGTTAATGATTGATAACTGTTTGGAAATAGTTTAAGCGGATTTAATAAATCTACTAATGAATCTAGATTGCTAGTTTTGCAATTTAAAGGGATTAGTATATCTAATAAATCTTGTCCCAAAATAATTGAAAAGGCTTGATATAACTTTTTCTCCTGGTCTTTACTTACCCCGATTAAGCCTGATAAAATCTGATTTATTTCATTAGTAGTTAATCCACATGAGATTAGTGCAATACTAAGTGATTTTGTTATAGCATTGTATTTTTGAAGTGTTAGTAACAAATTCGAAGGTAACCCAAATGTCGCAATACTAGACAAATCTATAGCTTTACCTAAATTTTGCAGGTCTTTACCAAACGCTAATGTAGCTAAATTTACTCCAGTGATATCACCTGTTATCAAATCATTGATGTTGCTATATGTACCATTTAAGAATGTCTTACTGTTTTGAAGTGTTTGAATAGTACCATTTTGAGCATTCATATATGATTGAGATATTTGAATGCTGTTTAAAAAATCTTTATATTCAGGTAATGAATCGTTATAATTTAATTCATCATATGCTTGCAACGCAAATAATCTTATATAACCATATCGTGTGCATTCATTACTAGCAGAATAGTTAACACCTCCCCAAGCAGATTGATTACCCAAGGGTCCTATATTATTGCCTACATATGTGTATGTAGATGCTTTTGCATCTCCTAATGCAGGTATAGAACTAGAACCTATGCTAATTAAATTGTCATATGTAGCAGAATCGATTCCTATAGTCCATGCTTCGTTTATAGCCTGTACTAGGTAATTTAGACAAGTATTATTAATAATAGTACCAGGAGTATAAGTAGATAAAGTTTGACTTTCACCTATAATTTGAGTTTCTACTGGGTTAATTCCTAAACCCTGATTTGATAATACAGAGCCTAAAACATTTACTCCAAGTGGACTTTGAACTCCTGAATTACTCATGGTACCTCGATATTAGGACTACCACTAGCAATAGAATGACCGCAAGTATTTCCTGAACCAATTCTTAGTACAGGCTTACCCTCGCAGAATACCGTAGGACTTCCATTTGTAGTAGTGGCATTTTTGTGTGGTGGGTGAGCCTTTTTACTCCAAGGTGCATGTGGGGATATTTGACTGGTGTGCAATCCTACTTTTTGCCCATTAGCAAATACAGTAGACGCGCCGTTCATTATTGTACCACCAGCTTGATTACTATCCCCCACACGACTTAATTTTGCCATATATTTAACCTAAAATTAATTTTTTCTCGGGTATTTTAATTCCAGTTGTAGCTTCAATGTATTTCATTTTAACATTATCTTCGGTTGGTGCAAATACCGCAATACTATTAGTATTTAGCTTTGTAGTACTGCTTGGATCAGCAGTAAATAAACTCGGTACTAAACCCATTCCCTGTGGGCCTGGGGCTACACTAACTGGTTCTTCAATTATTAAATAATCACCTTCTATTTTAGTTACTTTTGCAATCATTTCTTCACCAGAATTTAATTTAAAAGTCCACACTGTTCCTGTTTCAATATTCATTTTATTTCCTTTAACCTAATAGTTTTTGTTTTAACTCTGTGAATCCACCAATTAATTCGCCATCTAATATAATTTGTGGGACTGTTCTGGCAGTTGGAACTGCTTCTAATAATTCTTCTTTGGTATATCCATCTCCAATTTTTCGTTCTTCGAACGGTATACCTTTTTGTTTTAACAACTGTTTTGCTTGATCGCAATAGGGACAATGATATTTGCTCCAAATAATTGCTGTAGTCATATTATTCTTTCTTATAAGTTGGGTAATTCATCGTAATTCAAATCAGCAGACATAACTCCTATAACATAATTCGTACTCTCAGTTTCTTGTAGAGCGGATTGTTTATTAGAAGAATTAGTATGCTTATTGAACCATGGAATAGGGGTAGACTTAGGGGCCGGCTGACTATATTTAATGCCTATTTCATGAAGTGCATTTTTTGCAGTATAGTCTACAAAATCACATAATATATTTGCATTTAGCCCAATAACAGGACCAAACTTGAATAGATACTTAGCCCATTCTTTTTCTTCACGGATAACATCCATATAAATGTTATAAACTTCTTGTTTGCATTCTTCTGCAACTTTAGCAAAACGACTATCTTCTTTAACTACTTGGTTAATCAAGAAAGCTGTCCATTCTTTGTGCAGTATTTCATCTTGTAAAATTAAGCTGATAATGTTGCCATTACCGATAAAGATTTTGTTTTCAACCATTGCTAAACTTGTAGCGAATGATACCATGAAACGGAATGCTTCTAAGGCATAGCTTGCGTGTAGTGCTAGATAAATTGCTTTAATGTGTGCCGTTTCTAATACTGTTTCTTTTGTAAGGTCACTAATTTCTTTCAAAGAGTTTAGTCTATGTAAATCATCGTAATATTTACCTACACTACTTGCCATATCAACAATTTCGTTAGTGTCGTGAATTGTATTGAATACTTCTTTGGGAACATTATAGATGTTACGAATAATGTGACTGTAACTGCGACTATGAATATTAGTTTCAAAGAAGGTCCAGTTATAGACTAATGCTTCTAGTTCAGGTAAACTTACAACAGGCGTAAAGATTTGACTTGGGCCGCGCCCTTGCAAACTATCAAGAGCGGTTTGTCTTAATAAATTACTTGTAAAAATGTGCTTAACAGTTTCACTTGCATCTTTAAAATCTTGTGCATCTTTAGTTAATGATATTTCTTCTGGTACCCAGAAAAATCCACGAGCGGTCTGTTCGTATTTTACTAGCTTGTTATACTTAACTTCTTCAAATCGTTGAATAGTTACTGGTCCAGCTGGATCCAAGAACATTTTTCTTGATAAGTAGTCTGTTTTTGTTTTTAAATTATACTGTGCGTGTGACATGTGTTTACCTCAAAGTGTGCAAGCTTCGCAAGCTTCTTCTTCATCATAATTAATTTCTTGTAATGGTGAATTTATTGGATCCTCTGATTTAGAACCTTGTTTATTTATTAATGAGTAGTACAATGTTTTACCTCCCCAGTAATAAAAATTCATTAAGTTTTTAGCAATAAGAGTTGTAGGAACTTTACGATCATTAAAGTGTGCAGGATTATAGAATGTATTGGTAGAAATACTTTGATCTACATATACCTGTAACACAGCACTGGTTTTCAAATATGCATCACAATCTTTTTGTTCCCACATTAGTTGATATTTGTTTTTTAATTTTTGATATTCAGGTACAACTTGTACAAATGATCCTGCTTTACTTTCTTTCACGGAAATCAAACTCATTGGCATTTCAATACCATTCGTTGAATTAATCACTACACTACTAGATTCTACAGGAGCAATAGCCATTTGTGTAGCATTTCTGACACCGTATGTTTTCATCTGATTACGAAGATTTTCCCAATTTAAACTTGAGTCAGGTGTAAAATCTGCGAGTTCATTTACTCCATTGGCTCTTCGTTCCCAAGGAAATATACCCTTACCATAATAAGTATTATCACTATCAATACAACGGCCGCGTTCTTGCGCTAGTTCTGTACTAGCCTCTGTAAGATAAAACGCCTGATGTTCCATCCAACTTTTAACTTCTTGTAGTGAGTCTTTTTCTCCGTATTTAAAATTGCGTTTAGCATGCCAGTATGCTAAGTTAGTAACACCTATACCTAATGGGCGAATTTCATCGTTAGATAATTTACTTTGAATGCTCAAGAAATCTTGATAGTCTAAAATGTTATTAAGACTGCGATGAAGAATCCTGCAAGCGCGGCGCATGTCTTCTGGATTACGGAAAGCTCCCCAGTTGATTGATCCAAGTGTACATAATGCAATTCTTCCTTCTGGATCATCAAGTCTCTTGAATGGTTTAGTGGGCAATAGTATTTCACAGCATAAGTTACTCTGATAAATGGTATGATATTCTGAATCAAATGGGCCTTGATTCATTACATTATCAATGAACACTAGATATATACGACCAGTGTCGGTTCTTTCTTTTAGAACTCCCCCTTTAAAAACTTCTTCAGCAGCTATGACTTTTTTTCTAAGTCCTTTTTGTTTTTCGTACTTAACATAAAGTTCTTCAAAAAGTTTTGTGTTGCTATAAAAAGCTTCATAAAGATCGGGTACCTCATTAGGATCAAAGAATGTTATGTTTTCTTTGTTTTTGAATCTTCTCCAGAAGAAAGCACTAAGCACAACCCCATAATCCATATGACGGACT